GCAGCTACTGGAGCGGCAGCAAGCGAACGTACCTTGTCCATAAATACGCCAGCATGTTCCTTGTTACCTGCCTCCAGAGCTTTCTGAGCTAGGTTGGAGTAGTAATCAAAATTCTTTTCCATTTAGCTTCTCTTCTGTTTATTTAAGATCGCTGTATTGCTTCTCTAAGTCTTCGAGAACTTTATCCATTCTCTCTTGTTCATCCTTATCAAAGCCAGCTTGAACTTCCCTACGAGTACGAGTAGGGGCCCTATTACCGCGAATATTAAATATATCAATCGCATCAGCTACCCGCCTCTGTTGCTCCGGCGTTAGGTCTATATCCGCCATCGCTTTATCAAACTCCTCTTGTTCTTCCTCTAAGGTAGTTCTGATGTCTCCCTTTTCCTCTTCCGTCCACCCACTAACGGCTGGATCTCGGTCAGGGAATCTTCCTATACCCTTTTTCTCAAAAACTTTCTCCTCTATAACATCCTGCTCCGATGCTACAGGGCCGTTAAGGACGAACTTGCTATTAACAAACTGCTCGATGGAGGAAAAGTCTTTATTCCACATAGAGGGATTCTTCTGTGCAAGCTTGTACATGCCGATCATCTGCGCCTTGTACCCTTCCCCTAGAGGAACACCGCCTCCATCTAGAATCCACCTGTTGCCTGTGCGCCTACCTGACTTACCCCGTCCCTGAGTACGTTTAGGGGCCGTAATCTTAACGTATTCAGGGACTTCGCCCCCTGAACCGATCTGTGTAGAGATAACGTCTCTAGCAGCTGTGTCCATGTACACTTTTATCAACTCAGGATCTGACTTAGCTAGTGATTGAATTTCTTTATCATTCGCTAATACGTCTAAACGTAAGTTCTTAACTTGACTAAGTACCTCCTTAACACCTTCTGGGTTAGCCTTTAAAGCTTCCGCCATCAGTGTAGGGACACCTACTTTCCCTTGAGCCAGAGCTACAGCAATACTCTCGTTAGCCTCTAGTGCTCCATCCCCTTTAATCACTTTCCCCATACCCCCATCTATAGCGGCTACGGTGTCCTCTGGCGGGCCGTTTAAAAGAAGTCCGTACATAGGATTGGTTGCAATACCGAATTTATCAGCCATAGATTGAGCGTTAATCATAAGATCCATCATCGTTACAATATTCTTCTCTCCTCCTATAGCAAACGCATTTAGAATTGAAGGGGAACTGTCGATAAATTGCGATTGCCTAAAAGTGACTTTGTGCGCTATCTCAGCCGCTTTCTCTTCTTTCAAGCGAGTAAAGGAAGATGTAAAGGAAGAATCCTTCAACTGGTCTCGAATACCTGTGAATATCGCCTTAGTCCTTTCCTTCTCCTTGTCTTTAACAGAAGGCATCATGTTACTGCCTTCTATTTGTAACAGAATTTCAGATTCCTTGAGGTTGAGGGAAGTCCTAAAAGCGTTGGCGGACTCCGCGCTAGCTCCTGCCTCTGACGCTGTTATAACTTTCTGTAGCTCACGAGTAACCTGCTCATACACCGGCATAGTTTTACCTGCATGCAATCTGTATGCGTCTGATGCCCCTAGTTTACCTAACTTCTCCCTTTCTGTAAGCATTAGAACTTCTTGTTGCGTGGCTTTGTGATCCGCGATAAGTTTGCGGGAAATCTCAATAGGGATGTTCCGCTTCTGTGATATAGATTCCGCAGCTTGTTCATCCTTATCTGCCTGTACGATGCGATCTGTGAGGATCTTTTCCTGCGCTTTCTCTTGAGTAGTTTTCCCGAAGAAAGCTCCCCTAGCCGCACCAGCCGATCCACCACCAACCGTGCGATCATAGTCTGCGATAAACAAAGCAGAGATAGGATTACTAGCAAACTCTTTACGGTTCTGGATACGACGATTGTTAGCTTCAGTGCTGCTAATACGGCCTTGATCCAGAGCGGATTGAATGCGTTTATCATTCAAGTCTGCCTTAGATAAGAACGCTGCTCGCTGTTCTGAAACCTGTTCCTTAGTAGGCTCGGAGGTAGGGATCGTCTCCCCACCCCCTGTGTGAACAACGTCCCCTAACTTGCTATGAGGCGCACGGAAAGCTTCTGCTACAAAAGCGTCAGCTTGTTCCTGCGTCTCCTCCACACCTAACTGCTCCTCTCCCTTGCCTACTGCATACCCAGAGCCTACCCCCTTAACGAGCTGGCTAGTCATCTCGACTAGCTGCTGTTTTTGGGCCGCTCTAGGATCACCGTGAACGGTAATACCTCTAGCTTGGTGGTTAGAACTTGCTAAATCTCTTTTAAATTCCGTCATTATTCTTTAATACCTCTCTCATCCAACTCTCTAGCTACTCTGGGGTTGGTCTTCGCTTTAGATAGACGGACCATGCTACCGAAACCGTCAGACAGTTCTGATGTCCATCCCTCTAATAACTTCCTAGTATTATCTTCCCAGACATCTTCTGGATGCTTGATTAGATTGGTTACTTGTTTAATTAACTTAACTTGATCTTCCGGCTTATACTTAGACTTAATTGTGTTGATAGCCCACAACATAGCTTGAGTAGAATCTTCGTCATCCGAACCATCTAACATGTTCATAATAAACGTAATTCGCTTGGCATCTAAGTTAGCCATTCCCGTAGGAATCATGCCGCCATTACGGTTATTAATCTCGTAGTAGTCTGCTACCTCTGTAGGGGAGAAACCTAACGCTTGGAACAATATAGTTTGTGCGTTAAGATCTGTCCACTCAAAGATAGGACGACCTGCACGGTTCTTGTAGAACTTGCTATGCGTCATGTCGTAAGCCTTAAGGCTGTTAGCTACGGGTCCTGCGAACTGCGCGAGTGACTTGGCAAGTACTTCAGTGACTACAGCTACCTTATTAACATCTAAACCTTCTGCCGAGAAATCCGCAGATAGTGCGGTACGGACGTTCCATATACCATTCATCGACTTCTCCATGATACTGTAAGAAGGCCCAGCCAACACTTCAATGGCCCTAGTAGGCTCTACAGCCGCGTTAAAGACCTTTTCCACAAAGTCCCCACCTAACGTCATACGCCCCGAAATTACGCTGTTAATGTCCATATAGTCGTTGAATAACCACGTTAAAGCACCGTTACGTACCAAGGTAAGTTCTTCTTCGTTCAATGTCTCTGCGTTCAAGCCTAAGTGGTCCATCAACACAGGTGTTATATACCCAACGATAGGAACACCCATAGCCCCAAAGAAAGCAGCCTGTCCTGAAGCCATCCTGATTTTCTCTGCCGCAGTCAGTTCGCCTCTCCCAAAGAGCTTCTCCATGAACTTAGTATTAACTTGCTGGAACTGTGTAGGAACACTTAGCATACCTGACTGGAACTTAGCGCTGTTCGCTCTTGACATGTTCAAGCGGTACTGTTCAGTACGTGCTAGAATGTCAGGAAGATCCGAGTCAGTAACTTCCTTACCTTTATGCAAAGTCTTCCATCTGTTGTACGCAGTAGCAAAACTTACCCGCGCTGATACTAATTCCCCTGACTTGAAGAAGAAAGTGTCATTAGCCATAACTCTACGAAACAAGCCAGCGTCATAAGGTAGATCTGCCCACAAGCCCTCGTAGTCCACGTTAGCAGAAGTAATACTCTGCTTTAGCCCACTCTTATTCCATAGCTTATAGCCCTCTGTATCAATACCTCTAGCTTCCATCCACTTCAAGTAGTCATCCATCTTCCGGGGATTACGTGCCACCATACGGTCAAGTACTTGGAACGCCATAGACTGACCTATAGCCTTCGTAGCGTGTACTGGATTAATAGAAAAAGCAATCAATGCACCACTTGCCTGAATCAGATACTGAGCGGGGTTATACATACCTAGTAATGTATGAAACGTGGCTCCACGCATTACACCAGATATTTCTGACGCCATGTCCTTACCGTGTACTTTGGCCGCCAATTTCTTCCCAAACGGGCCAAACCTTTCCAACCACATGGCCATAGCACCAGAGGCTGCTCTAGCGGCTTTTTCCTCTGCTGTCGGTACACCGCTAATTAAACTTACCTGATTATGGCCATCGTTTAAGAAACCGTAGGAAGGATGCTTTCTATCAAGTTGCTCTACAAGCTCGTCAAAGGCCCCTACAGCGCGTTTATCCAAAGCCCCTAGATCTCTAGCAGTCTTCTCCCAACGTTGCCGTAACCCCATCCTATAGAGGTTGTAGGGCATCTGCTTGGCTAGGTGGTTGACATAACGCTGTAAACCGTGTAAAGCGTCAGCTCTTTCCCCGGTTCTCACCTGTTCTTCTAGGCCGAAAGGAATTTCCGTCTGTTTACGTGCTCCTGTAAACAGCCCCCCAGAGATATTAGTATACTCATCCTCGCGGGCTGCTGCCGACATCTCGCCATCCGCAAGTATTTTCAGATCGTCTGCATCATCTTGTCTCTCTATCCACTTCTTAGCGTCTGCATGGTTATCGAAGTAACGGATAGTATTAGGAACACCTGAGACCATTTTGCCTCCGATACTCGTCTCTGTCATACGTTTAACAAAGAAATGGCCATTCTTTCTAATCTTAGGCATGTAGCCTTCTCTGCGGCCTAGTACCATACCTGAAGGCTCTCTAAAGTCGCCTTTCTTGACTAAAGCCCACTCAGCTTTAGTATCACCCATGTCAAGGAGCCTGCCGTTAGTTACACGGGACAGTTCATAACCTTCCGCATACTTAGCCTTAAGCCATTCATCGTCCATGTCGTTAGGACCATCAAAGATGAATCTATCGAACTTGCCATCACCTTGATTTATTCCAATCATGTGAGTTCGTGTCTTTGCTTGCTTAAACCCTGTCAGGGCGGACTGTACATCTCCGTACCGTTTCATAGGCTGGGTCTGTCCTGCCCACTCGGTAACCTTAATACCAGAAGCTTTCCAAGAGTCCAGTATCTGCTTATTTTTAGAATGGTACATGTGGTCTACTACTTGACGTATCCCTGCATAGGCATCCGCCTCTGCCTCTGTGTACCTAATACCTGTAACACCGCTTGTCAGATCCTGTCTGCTGTATGTCTCAGCAGCTTCATCTCCTTGAGTAAGAAGCTGATCTACTTTACTGAAGGATGTACGGTTCAACGAACCTAAAGCCCCTTTAATAGCTTTGTCATAGGATTCCCGGATCTTAGCTGCCTGAAACTGCATCTGTTCGGGTAACTGTACCAAAAACTTTCTATCCTCCCAAAAACGGAAGTTAGCGGAAGTTATCTTGAAGTCATATAGACGATAGCCTTTTACACCGTCCGAGGAGAAGTTACCTACGTCATCAAGAGTATAGACAGCTTCACGAACCTGCTCTTTCTCTCCCGCACCTGTCCGGTACTTGACCGTAACTCCCTTGTCAGTACGAGAAACTTCGGAAACACCCAGTAAACCTTCTTCCTCTTCCATCTGCTTGATCTTACGTGCTACCGCAATATCTTGTTCTTTAGGGGTTAGGCCCACTCCGAAGGAATTTAGTCTATCCACTTCTGCTAAATGAATGTCTACTTTACTTTGCTCTTTAACTATTTGAGGAGCCAGCCTGTTGTTAGCTCCCGGAGACAGTGTATTGATTGTACTTAGCGGCATGATAGTTCCTGCCGCATCTTCTGCATCAACTCCATTAGGAACTAGCTCAAACTTAACACCTTTCTTAACTATCTCCGAAAGGGCTTGAACGTTATTCATTTTACTTGCTTTATTAATAGCGTTAACACTCTTAATAATTCTACCGGCGGCAGTGCCAATAATTGTAGTAGACAACGCTTGGTCCAGCGTCCCCAGACCAATCATCATTTTCTCAGTATCGTGATTATAGTCCCCTGTTAGGTTTTTAAGGAGGACACCTAAAGAAAATCGGTTATTCCCTAATATGTCTTCCCAGCCTTCGATGATTGTATCAATAGTCTCTACAGACTCTTTAGGAGGAAGCTCCTTAATATGAGCAGATAAACGGCCTAAGAAGTCTACGTAGTTAATACCGTCCTTCAGGGTAAAATCCATACCCACCAAGTCAGCTACCTCACTCATACGAAGATTCTCCATATCAGGAGATACAACCATAGTGCCTATTTCTTCAGCCCAATCTGTCCAACCCATTTCATCAAAAACTTGGCTGGATTTATCCTGCAAATAACTAATAGTGGCTATTTTGTTTTTCTGGACATCATCTAAATATTCCGCCTGTGGATGCAAATCAACCTGTGACCTATAGCCTTCCCAAGCCCCCATAGACCCTTCCTGATAGGAAGTCACATTGTCTACTACGGCTTGCCGGTCAACCTCTTCTCCCAACTCTTGCTTGGCGGTAATAGACTTCTCTACGTCCTGCATGTAAATAGGAGTGTATTTCTCAGCACGCTCAAATCCATCCAAAGGACGGTAAACAGGATCTTGGCTTACTTGTTGGAACTTTTCTTCATAAGACTCTCCACGAGAAGCGGCTAATGAAGCCTCATCTAACGCATCAGTGTTCCGTTGATTTATATCCACTTGTGGTGGAACCACTTCCTCATATACTTCAGGTTGTGGTCCTTCTTCTTCATATACTTCCATAATGCCCCTCGCCTCTGAGAAGTTAAGTTGTTTAAGTTATAATGATTTACCGATTTTTGTGCCTAATACACCTGTTGCCACACCGGCACCTTTATGTAAGAGCATTTCCCCGATACCCTGTCTACCTGCTTTCTCTACATCTTGAGCAGCTTCACTACGTAGATTAGCGAAATCAACACTCTGATTAATCTGGGAAACGTTTGAAGCGGCTTGGCCCGTGATGGACTGCTGTCCTGTTATTGAAGCGGAACCTAAAGATTGGCCACCAGCAGCGGCTACATTCTCTACTTCAGCTCTTGCAACTTGAGCTTCAGCTAAGGTCTTACGTTTAGCCCTTGCTGCTTCTTCGCTTTGAATAGCCTGTTCTGTCTCAGCCTGTTTTTCTTGAGCTTTCGCTACTTTGTCTGCGCGTCTATCTGCTACAACCGTTGATGTAACCACAGCAGCCAGTGCTATATAACCAAAACTCATAGCAACTCCTCCAATACATTATCTAAATCTTCATAGCTGGGCGCTATAATCTCTTTCTCTATTTCATCCATATCGGTCTTCTCTGTTGGGTGTACGGTAGTCCATACGGTATCTTCTATTGCATAGACCGCCCTCTTAATTCCCGGCAAAGAGATAAACGTCAAAGGAGCTTCTAGTATCTCTCTCCCGGCTTCTGTAACTACCAAACACTTTCCTTTGGAAATTACATTAATATGCTCATGCCTGTGAATCTTTCCTACTATACATGTACCTTTGATTATAAAAATCTCTCTTGCATAAGTGCCTTTACAGTGGTAATTATTTACAGGGGAAATAGACTCTGTGTCTGTTGTACCCCCGACTGCTAACATACTTTCTTCCAACTCAAGAACTTTATCTTTTAGATAGGAATTTTGAGGAAGATTATCACCGCCTCCTATTGTAAGTCCTGCTATCTTATCCATACAACCTCCTAAATACTGATACTACCTCCTAGAGATAGTACCAGTGTATATTACCTTCTAACTTTCTGGACTACTGTCTTATTTGACGCTCCAGAACGCACTTTAGAAAGTAAAAAGATAAAAATAATTAAAATAAATTAATTTTCTTCTTCGTTTATCTCAGTTATCCAGCCATAGATATGACAATCTAGACCGGGTTCTGTAGTAAATAAAAGACTTAAAGCAGGGCCAGAGCCTCTAACTTTGTTCTTTGTAGTTACTACTGTATACCCATAGTCCATAGGATCGTTTATATCGGCAGGGCTATAGAATCTAGGAAGCTTATAGGCTTGGAACTCCGTTCCCCACTTACCAGCGGCAAGTGACTCTGTCCATTCCCACTGTGCTCGTACAAGACAACCACTAGCGCCTATAGGGTTAAGGTTTTCATCAAACCCCTGCTCTGTCCGCCTAAAGTGGGTAAACAAGTAAGGCATCCGTTTATCCTTAGATGATGTACCCCCTGTCCAGAAGCCTGTCAGAAGATAGGCAGGGCTATCTACACCCCCGTCTATCTGCGGCCAGTCGTTAAAATCTAGATTCTTCAACTGAGCTACTGTATAAGACCAAGAGCCTCCTGATATACTATAAGCGGAGAGATACTTGGTAGATCCCCTCACGCTTTCGGAAACACTCCGCCGTGTGGTTGTTACGTCTACCCCTCCCGCAGTTACGTCTACCCCTCCAGCTGTTACATTCTCTGTTGTGGATAGTATGAGTACATCCTGAACATCTACATAACCTACTGGATAGGCATAACTGCCACTAAGGTCTCCAAAGTGGTTAGTATAGAAAGCCCCTAAATTCAAATCAAATACCAGTTCGGTATTAAACAACTTGTTATCCGGCAGTTGTTTAGTTCGGTACAACCACCTTAATTGACGGCTTGTTTCGTCATATACGCCCACGGCTTGCCTTTTAGCGAGAGGGGTTATTGAATCATAAGCTGTCTGTATCGTCGCCTGTGTGATGTTTTGAGGGGTTCCTCGAAGGCTTACTTTATCCAAAGAAATTGTCTGAATACCACTTCTTGCCCAATACGCTAGAGCGTCGTCTGCTACTATTACAGAAGAACGGCTTATAGCCCCTATGTTTGATACTTTAGACTGGCTTTGGTTGGTTGCAGAAAAAGACTTTTCTCCTCCGTGTATTTCCCATACCCCGTTAGAGGCGATTACAAACAGAGAATCTCCTAGAACCTGTAAATCGTACACTTCCCCAACTTCAGGTATGGTGACAAAACCTCCATCCGTGTCTAGTACATCATTAAACGATTCAGAAGCTAGGTCATTTTTCGTGTAACACTTAGCCGCGTTATCTGTCCCGACTTGGGAGTACGCAATTACCGTACTTAAGCTAGGGGACCTGTCGTCGGAAGATGTGAGGGAGTCTTGCTTAAAAGAATAGAACAGACGCCCTGCATAAGAGGCTACCGATGTTATCCTCCCTCTTGCCCGATCCGAAGGAAGAACGAGGTACTCCCACTGATGTTGGCTTACATCGGACTGTAGCCGGTTAGCTCTTGTCCTAGCCGCTCCTCGGTTCCATATATCATCCAGAATCATCGACCCTCTAGGAGCCTCTGATGTCCCTTCAGCGCTTTTTCTCATCCTCCAAGGACTGTAGGCATCTAAGTTCTCTGCGTCCTCTACACTCGTCTCAGTGTGCATGTGTATCAAGTCTGAATTAGACGGATATAAGACGAGATGTTGAAAAGAGAAAGGAATAGGATTAGTATAGGTAGATCCGTCGCCATCTCTGGATGTAAGGCATTGATAGAAAGACGGCCAACCTTGGTTACGTAGATTATAATAGTGTGCGTGGGACAAACCATCAGGACGCTCGCTTGTTCCTAACCCGTCGTCTACTCCCCACAGATCTCTCATCTCTAGAGAAAAAGTACGTACATTTATTTGCTCAGTAATCACATCGTAAGTTAAGGCAACTACTTCGGTGTTACTTCCTACAATAAAAAGCTCTCCGTCAATGGAAGTAGTCGAAGCTTCTACTTCGTCATCCCAGTTTGTTAAGGTATGAAGATAAGAGCCTGTTGAAAATGCAATTTTCTCCCTTGATATAGTCTCGGAGTTGGCATTGTACACACGGAGATACTCCCCGTCTTGGACGACTAAGAAAGACAGTCCTCCTGAATTTCCCGGATTAGCCCAGCTATGTGTTGTTAAAACTCTGTCGGATTCTATTGCCGTTGTAACTTGGGGAAGATGGTTCTCCTCGAAATCAATACCAAAACGCCGTTGCCGACTGCCGTCCCTATTAAGTACAAAGTTCTGTTCCTCAAGCGAGGCACCTTCTGGGTACGTTAAAGGTCCGGCTTCTGTCATTAACCCCTTTACAAAGGTGTTAAATTCAATTCTTCCCTTTGCCATTTTGTTTCCTCTTCTCGTATAGAGCGATAGCGTTAAGGGCTATTGCCTGCCTGTTCCAGTCACCTTGAAGTTCTGTAGGTACTCCCCCACCTCCTTCATAAACGATCTCGTATGTGCCTACCTTTACGGTCCGTACATATAACCTCTTGTTAGCCCCTGCCTTATTCTTAGGTTTCTTCTTAGGTTTAGTCAACGGCTCCGCTGAACTGCCTTGGGTTAAAGTGGGTTCCTGTTGCGTACTTTCTGCTTGCTCTGCCATAGTTATTATACCTTACTCCGCCTTTGACTTTCCAATTACGCTGTGCCATAGCAATATTACCACGGGTAGCTTGCTGTTCTGCTTTCTGATCTTGTACTTCTTTAATCCGAAGGAAGCATGTACTCTTGGCTTCCGCAAGGAAGGTCGGAAAGACTTCTGCCGGAAGATCAGGTACGAATGTATCTTCGTGTGTCCAAGAAGGGGCCATGTAAACGACGCACTGTGACTGACTGCCTTGTAGCGTGTGAGCGAGTGTTTTTACATAGCTATCGGTTATAATCCATTCATCATCAAAGCTTGTGTAGTATGTAGGAGCTGTATCGTTAAGAATAAACAGTTCCATATCACCTATGGTTACTGTATCAATAAACTCATTAGAAGGCACACGACTATTAGTGTGTCTAATAAATTCATCAGGATACATGTATTTAAGTTCCCTAAACTTTTGGTCATCTGTTTCTTTTAATTTAGAGCTGTATGAAAGGAAATCTAAACGGCTTACCCCTTCAGGTATCTTAAGTCGATTAGGCTGGGTAATTATTCCGCTATTCTGTAAAGAAAGCGTCTTACGTAAATGCGGCCAGTCTTTACGGGCCACCATCTCGAAGAAAACTGAACGGATTATACGGGCTACTTGTTCGCTCTCGCCTGTAGAAGCGATGTTTGATACATTATCCGAGTCCATATCAGACATGATGTCAATAACCATGTCAAGTAACGTCATCTTCATTTCTTACCTCCTTTACGGCCGCCTTTGGCTTTACCTTTCTTATTACCTATTTTACCACCTTCTGCACGGTTACTCTTGCGGTCTTGTACCTTGCGGTTTGACTTCGCGTTAGATCCACCGTTCTTTAGGGGCTTCTTGTGGCCAATATCCTTGCCATCTCCTTTCTTAACAGCCCCTGATTTAATGGCCTGTCTTCGCGCTTTGTTACGCGCTGCTCTATTCTTCTTTTGTTCCGGCTTAGAATTATATTTGCGCTGTTGTTTAGATCGCTTACTAGCGTTCTTTTTTGTCTCGCCTTTCTTAGCCATAATTCTTACCTGTTAATTAATACTTTACAATACCATCCGTTTACAGTGACGGTAGCGTTTGCGTCCGAACTTACTTTAAACCGAGCGCGATTATTTAATGTAGCCGAACTTCCCATATATACACCGTTATATTGGTTAACAATGTTAGTTCCCGCTGTCTTGACAATCCCTTGTGCAAAAGGAATATCATAAGGTGTTCCACTATCCGTAGCCATCTCTAGAAAGAGAGCAATTGTTTGGTTAGCAGATGTAGTTGTTATCTGAATATCTAAACGTATATCTACCATATCACCTAATACTAGGTCTTCCCAGTCAAACTTGCCTGTGGCTGCATTCCAGACATCGTTTACGCCTGCGGGTCTGTATGTTTTATTTGTATTTGCACCGAGTGCATCATTAGTGAGATAGGTCCATGAATCGCCAACGGACGCCCCACCTGCTACGCTAATAGGAGTGGTCTGGGTAGCCAAATCAGCATAATCGAAGAATCCTATTAAAGTTCCGGGGGGAGTCGGGGCTTGCCAAGCTCCTGATCCAGATCCGTCTGCTGTATAAATAGTTCCCTCATCAGCGTCTGCTACGCCTTTAGGCTCATGTAGCTGTGTACCTGTTAATTCATTATGTTCGGCCATTTGGCCCTCCTAAAGACAAAAATGGGGCAGAGGTCGGTTAAGACATGCCCCGTAAGATTTATACGCGAGTAAACTCTACGATAACTTTGGCGTATGAACCACCCGCTGCGGCGACTGCGGCAGTAGGATTCGAGACAGTAACCACGTTGGCAGAAGAGATAGACTCTACTGTACCTAGAGGCATGTCCGATACACCTAGCACATTCAGTACTTCAGGAGCTGTGTTGATAGGAGTACCATCTACATCAATATCCACTGTACCGCTAGCAAAAGCTACTTCTGTTTCCAGATAAGCAGCAGTAATAACTGCATAGCCTTCTGGAATGCTAAATGACTGAGCGGCTAAAGCTGTTGGGCTAGTGCCATCAAATTCAAACACCATACGGCCTTCGCCGGATGTAGCGCAGGTAACACCTTGTACGTTACCTACTTCACGGACACCGTAACGTTGACCAACATTTAGGCCGTTGGTTCCACTTTCATAAGACATATTTATTTCCTTTAATAATTAATAAGAGTAAAAGAACTCCCTCGTGCCTAAGCAGAGGAGGGAGCCGTGTTATTACTCGTATACAGTTGCATCAGTGATAAGAACTGCTAGAGTATCTTTACGCTGGATACCGAAGCCAAAACGAGCTGTCTGGACAAACTCGTCACGCTGAAGATCTTTATTACGATCGCCTTCAACTTTAGGCATTTGACGCCATGCAGACATCAGAGGCTTGCAGTTGTCGTCTAGCACACACATGAAGATATTAGCAACACCGTCCGCGACTGAAGTAGTACCATCAGTAAATGTACCTTTAGGCAAACGGTTAGAAGTCATAATATCCCAACCAAAGATGCTGGTTACGAAGCTATGCTCGCGTGCCCAACCTTCTTGGAAGATACCTTGAACAGTAGGATTAGCACCTAAGCTGTTGTCAGTAGTACCTGTAGTAGTAACCTGATACTTCAGGTTTAAAGTGGCTTCTACAACAGGATCTACGATACCGACACGGCCGCCCATTGGTACTTCAGCTTTGTTGAAAGCTAGACGCATTTGAATTAGGTTAGCAAACTCAAATGTGTTGTTGTTACCTGTACCTACAGTACGGTGTGCGTGACCGTTTACGGAGTTAGTGCCGTTCTGGTCCTGACCTGCGTTTAAAGTAGCCAGTGCTTGAGTTTCAAAATATTCTTGAATAGCACGAGTGGCTTCTTTACCACGGGTAGCTTGCAACTGCTCGACTTGAGCACCGTCTTGGCGCATCTTGTCGGTTACGTACCAACCGTCGCCTACGTATTCAGTGATGCGTAGTTCAACTTCACCCGTTTCGATAGGGCTGTATTTGATCGGAGCGTCTTCTTCAACTTCTTGAATCTGAGCTTCACCGATAGTTTTGATGTTCAATACTTCACCGGAACCGAAGTCAGAGACGTTACGGAAGAATTGACCGGGGAGCAGACCATCGTGTAAGGTAGTCAGAATGAAATCTGAATACTGTTCCGCTTCGATAAAAGAGCGGTTTGAGGCTGTAGTAATTGACATTTGTTAATTCCTTTATTAATCTAGTTCGAGACGCGAATTAGTTTGTTCCTTAGATTTCCTCCAAGCCGCTAAATCTGAGTTAGGGCCGGGCTGGAAAGGATTGAAACGAGGCGCGTCAGGTTTCTGTTGATTAAACTCACCTGCATTAACGTCACCTTTCAGTGAGCTAGGGGTGGGTTCTTTCTCGGCATTTACACCAAGCATTTTGAAGACGGCATCAGGGTTACGGGCAGATAGCTCATTGATTTCAGCCTTACTGAAACCTAAACTAGCAGCCGCTTCGTAATACTTAGCCTCTGCTTCTTCTGCGCCGTGTACCTCAACAAACTTATTAGCTACCTTAGTGGTATTAGCTTTTTGAGATGATGCTGTCTCACGTTTAGCTAGCATGTCTTCCAACACTTTAGCTATATCGCCTTCACCTAGTTGAGCAACTTCCTCATTAGAAGAGGGTTCGCCCTGATCCGGCTTCATGGCATCTAGAACGTCTTGGAGTGTAGCGGATTTCTCTGCACCCTGTTTAAAGTCCGAATTTTCTTCCTCTAAACGACGAATATGCTCCTGTGCGTTACCGAGACCTTTTAAAGCCTCCTCCACTGAACCATACTTCTGTTTGCCTTCGGAATTAACGATCTCACTTAATAGCTGGTCTGCTGGAGTGGGTTCGTTTTTACCTTGATCTCCCTCGCCTTGTGGGCTTGAGTTATCGTTGTTAAAGATAGACTGGTCGGTCATCTGTTAATCCTTAAAATTGAGTAGTTGTATGGCTTCCTCGTAGGCACGTTGATACCCATTCGAGTCAGCCTGTAAATAGGCCCAGTTAGAGACATCATACTTCGATGTCTTTATCTGATCGGCTTTGTGAGCCTCTAAGCCTTTCCGCATTACCTTAGCGAAGTGACCAAATAGATCACTGTTAGCTAAGACGCGCTTCTCGAACTCCTCTTTAGAGAAGTCCTCTGGTAGCGCTTTAATCACTTTAGAGTTTAACTTCATTAAGCAACTCCCGGTGTTCCAGCCTCTACCATACTAGTCTCGGCTGCGGTGTTCATTGCACTTTGAGTCTCTGCGTTTTCATGTACTGCCGCATTCGGTCTTACAAGATCATAACGCCCAAGTTCAAAGACATCTTCCACCATCTGTGCTGCATTCTTCCCAGACATGTGAGGGCCAATCATCTGCCCTAACGGTCCGTTCATAATAGCAGTAAGATCTGTTACAAGTTTAGCGGTCTGTCCGAAGTGTCTTGCACCTACAGGACGTAGTGTACCGTTCTGGATAAGATCGTTGTTTGTAATCTTAGTGAAGTCTACAAAACCCATCTCCTCGTCCATCAGAGGTATATCAGTACCGCCTTCATGTAAAGTCGCTTCTGCAAGCAACCCTTTTAATAGTTTCTCTAAGAAGACCTCGAAGTTAGTTGTCTTCTCTTGGAAGATCCTGCCTGCTGCATTAGCTAGCTGGTTAACTTCTCCAAGTGTCTTCTCGCCGGGGGTGCGTACCCCCATAGCTTCCTTCGGCGCTCCTGCAAACTCTTCCATTCGCGCTTCCAGCATGTTAATCTCAGCGTCAGCAACTGCTACTCCTTGAGCGGATTTAGTCAACTCGGTAACACTACCTTCACCAATGATCTGGATCACCTCCTCTGGTGCCCATGTAAATGCTTCTACATCCCCTTGTACAGCTAATGGTGGATGAACAAGTAAGTCCATAGCATCTGCTTTAAGATTCTGTAAATGGTCAATTCTATACTGCATCCCTACTAGATTGTCTAGCGGTCCCATAGCATATAGATTGTCTGGTCTCATTCTCCAACCGGCGTGTGATACATTGCCGTTGCCCACAGGAGAAACAATGTCCCTAGTACTAACGGTAATACTACGGTCAATAACAATAATTTCTTTAGCTGTGTGGACAGTTTCTGTCTCTTTGTCATAGTAATTCCCTAAAAAGCGCAAGATCTCTACGTATTCCGTGTCGTAGTACTCCTTCATATCACCGAACCCATCAACACTAAAACCCAGTGCCTTATGGTAATCATCTACAGTGTATGATCCTGCTCCCGCTCTCATTCCTTTCGTTTTGGCTAAAGCCTCTTCCCACATAGAGGAGGTTTTAGCAAGTTCCTGTAATTCTCCGAGTGTCTTAATGTAGCGAATAATCCGAGGTGCTTCCTCAAATGTAGGAGCCAAAGGATTAAACACAATATCCAAAGGAGAAATACGGCGCACTCTTGGACCTACATAGCCTGTATGTGTATGACCGTTACCGTCTACACTAAGGCTACCATAGTCCCACTCAGGTTCTGCAAAGCAGTTACCAAAGTCAATATAATCATAGATTAGTTTACTTACCTCGCTTCGTAGGTCTACCTGAATCATCTTGTGGCGCATATACGCCGTAACCATCTCACGTATTTCCTTAGAAGCAGCGGCTTTATCGTAAGCCTCCCAACGTAGCCACTTATCATTAGGGAAAATTGCTGACAAGTAGTTACTGTGCAAGTTATCCCGTATTTGACAAATCTTAGGGAGAGTTGTGGAGTTCTTCCACGCGGCTGTTGTCGTTGTACGTGTGTCCGTAGCAAAGACAAAGCTACGTAGCTCTTTCTTCTCTTCTACCCAGCCTTGACGTTGGTTAGACCATTTGTCCCACATGTAGCCCACATTCCTGCCAGTCTCATCAGACAACTCTCCAAACATACCGGCTAATTCAGCTACCGTGCCTGCCATATTGAATTCCTCTATTTAGGATTTAGTAAAGGTCTACTTCTTCTTACTAGTCTTCTTAGGATTGCTCCCGGCTGTTTTCTTCTTAGCGGCTGTTTTCTTCTTAGCCGCTTCTTTCTTCTTACGCTCCGCATTTTTCTTATCTTGGCCTGTAAGCTTCATAGCCGCCCATGTGGATAAAGTACTCATATAGCTCTCCTTACTGGTAGGAAATCCCACCGAATCGTTTATTGTATATTACATTAGAGCGCTTAACACCGTTCCTCGCCCCTCTAGGAGCTTTAGCAACGGCTATAGCGCTAGCTAACGTGTCCTTCAAATCATCGTGCTTCGGACGCGCTAGTATTAGCTCTTCTTCAAGAGCAGGGGTCAGACCCCCTTTAACGTGGTACATCGTTAAGTTCTCGTACCGAGGCTCAAGGATAGAACCCATTCGTTCTTCCTTAGTCCCTTCATGCCTTGATGGACGATTCTCGTCGATACTCAGTGACATGCCTTCTTGCCGAATATAATCCTTGAAGTCCCCTACGATCATGCTCTGAGCGGCTGTTACTTCTGCCCTAAGCCGTCTAAAGGTCCACTTCTCGTGCATCTGTGCTAGATGCTCAAACATCACTTTAATCTTATCAGTCTTAAATCTGTCCATATCAAGGACGTATATAAACCCTTCAGGGTCTATTCCTATCACAACAATCGCCGTGTAATCGGACTTTTTAGTTGTTGTGTATGCAAAGTCCATTGCAGCATAGACGTTGACAGGCTTGTTTAACACTGTCCACTGTCCGTTGCTATAACGGATATTACGCTCATCTATGTACTGGAACCTGTTCCTGTTGATCCGGTTACTTCCCGGAGCATTAGGATTATTATAATACTGTGCATAGAACTGTACAATGTCGTCATACTCTCCTCGGATACGGGAAAGTACCGTCTTGTTGAAACCAAACTTCTTGCCGTTCTTTTCAGTACGTGGCCAAAGGAAGTTATCTTTAGTTTCTACAGCGTGTTCTACAATCTCCCAGATCAGTTCCTTTCGTAAGAACTCATCTGTTTCCTCATCATACACATCATACTCTTGTGTTTTCCATGTATCGTAAATATCCGCAGGATGGTATCTAGTACCGCAGGCTAAGGTAAAGCCTCCTGCATTACGAATAGAAGTTAACTGAGAAGCCTTCTTACTTACGAGACTCCTGCCTTCTTCTGTATAGGCATTCTCTGGAACAACTATATCATCTGGTACGATGATGTCAGCGTGCCAGCCTGTAGTATTCGTTGTAAGCCCTGCCGTAGCGATCGTAGCATCTCGTATGCCTTGTTCCGACCTGTCTTTATGGTCGATAGAGATTTTTCTATTATTCCACATCTCCCGTTTACCTTCTTGGGGGTGGATGTACTCTGGGAAGAAATGTTGGTACGCATCACTTTCCAAGATATTCTTAATCGCATATAACTGTGTCTCTGCCAGTTCACTTGTTGCTGATAAATAGAGAATGGTTACTTCTGGATGCTTTGTGATAATCCACGCTACCCAAGTAGCAACCATATGACTCTTTAAGTGGGCACGAGGTAACATTACTAGCTTATTGCCTGTTAACTCATTTCCTTGACCGAATAGTTTATAATCCATCATCCACTTGAATATTTCTAGGTGGATGTCACCGTAAGCGTACTGAGGGTTAACAGTCTGAGCAAAAACTCTTAAATCATCTAGGCATAACTCTCGCCGCTCTAGAGTAAGCTCATCCATTTTACGGACACGAGCTTCTGCATCTTCTCTCCAACCCATGTATTAACTCCTTACCACTTAGCTTTATTCGCCCAATAGGCTGCTGACATTTTTCCTTTAGCGATATTCTTTGCATGACGCGCTTTAAAGCTATCCCGCTTTTTCTTCATCGCTGCTGACTCGCCCGATTTTGGTTTACCTGCTGTCTTAGCTCCTTGCTCCCCAAAACGTATTGTCTTTATTTTACTTCCTTCTTTTGCCACAACAACGTGACTCTTAGTGGGGTGGCTAGGGGTCCGCTTCGGTTTATTGTACCCAGAGACGCCCGCTCTGGCTAGCCTTGAATCTTTTTTAGTAGGCATATTAGCTCCTTATTGGTGATAAAAATCTCTTACCTGCTTCGACTACTTTTTTATCGCTTTCGATCTTCTTCTTAACTTCTAGCTTAGAAGGTCGTCCCGCTTCTCGCGTACTCCAACCTCGGTCAACTAGGAACTTGTTGGCTTGGAAGTGACCTGTCGCAGATTCTTCTACTATACGCTCCAGTCCTTCGCAACGGAGCTTAACTTCCAGCTCCTCCCGCCACTTCTTAATCTCCGGCGCAAGATTGACAGAAGCTTCTAGATGTTGCCACTGTGCCCAACTTCCTAGATACCTCTGAGAGAATCGGTATCCCGTCATGTCAGAGAGTTCTACGAAGCGTTCTCTTGCTTCATCTAAGGTCATTATAACCGTATCAGGATTGCTAGAAAGTTCTTTAAATAACCCTACAGTTAACCACCTATTCATCTTATCTTTAAACATACGACCCTCTTAGTCACGAGTTCCGAAACCTTGCCTCTTCTTCACGGGCTTCAACCTCGTATTTATTGCCTTGATACCCATAACGCAGGCTCTGGTAAAGATATGTTAAGTAGAATTTTAACCAACCGTATTGACGTACCTGTTTAATATGTACGTACTCGTGTACCCTTAAAGCAGGGAAATCGTATTTATACAAACCGTGGGTAGTGTTATAGAAAATGAAAGGGTAGAGAGTTATCGCGGCTACCCAATCGCTTAAAAACCAACGCTTGCACTGAACTTCTCGTATTTTCATTAGTTACTGTAATACTCCGTAATAATAACAAGACCGTCACCGCCGTCACCGCCTGTTTGGGCAGATCCGGAAGACCATGAACCGCCTCCACCAACTCCGTAAGCTCTTCGGACGTAAGGTGTAGTCAGGTCAGCGTCGCTACCACTAGAGCCCCCGGCGACTGCGTTAGTGGCCTCCGCGTTTCCGTAAAAAGATGATCCACCAGCACCCGCAACTTCTCCGGGAGCAGACGTACCCCCATAGCTTCCTCCTACTATTAAATCACCGGCGGAGAAAAAACCGGAGTACTGAACAGCCGTTCCGCCAAGACCTCCTCGTGACAAGGCATTTGCTACAGTTGCGACAGGGGCACCACCACCGCCGTGTCCTCTACATTCATAAGCATCTCCTGCGGTTCCTACGTAGGAAGCCCCTCCGGCACTGCCATCAGCGCCACTGTTACCTACTCCTCTTGCTCCAACTGTAACAGATAGAGTAGCAGGTAATGTACTAGCCGCTATCTTAAACCTCTTACTATAGCATCCCCCGCCTCCGCCGCCAGCAATAGCGCCAGAAAGAGCAGTTGTACCACCACCACCACCGCCTCCTCCTAAACATTCGATTTCTATATAGGTGCAGTTATCAGGCTTGGTCCAAGTATAAGTACCCGCTGTATCATAGATTTGTCGGGTTTCTACAGGAAAGCTTTCTAAATCTATACCCTGTGATGTAATTAGTTCTGTCATATTAAATAGCCTTCCTGTTAAAAGTCTTACTCGTCTTCATATATTAGTGTAATGTCAAAAGAGCTGGTGAACAGTGTGGTTGTTGTGCCGTGTCTTCTAATAGCGTAGCTGACCGACATCGTAGTCTCATTATCGAAATTTATGTTGTTGTTCACCGTCAAGCCACGGGCTGCATCCAGTCTTACCCAGCTACCGGAGGAGGGTGTTGCGGCCGATTTGCTCCAGTCGGCAGGTAAAGAGTATGTGAACTTAACATCATAATCGTCGCCTATATCTGTTGTTATAGGCAAGCCCCAACTTCCACCACCAACGTCACTGGTTGTAGACCCATCAGGCCACAAATACACAAACCCCTGCCCGCCGACATAATTATAAATTTTATACACGTTTCCAACATTGTCCGCTAAAATAAAACGACGCCACACAAGAGCGCCGTTGGCATAAACCTCGTCAATAGAAGTTCCGTTAGCAACAACAGCATCCATATTAGCACCATTAACAAGTAAATCGGTCATGCGTCTGTCCCATCATTGGTGATATAAAGGGTCGAGCCGGCAACTCTCATCTTGACGGTTCCTGCCACAGTGGCTGTTGCCCCGACATAGATGTTATCATTAACGGTCTTTACAGCTAAAGCTGTTGCCACTAGATTGGTGCTTGTAGAATCAATGGCCGAGGTAACATTTTTATAAGCTGCATCGCCGTTAGGCAAAAGATCAGCTACCCCCATCGACAGTATACGACCCGCCTCTACTTTATCTACTACACCCCAAGAACTGTCGTTAGTAGGTGTCCCTCCGTTGAAGATACGGGCCTCTGAAAAGTTCCCGGAGCTGTAGTGCTGTGTATGCTGGTCCCCCTGAAGGACGTTATACCCACCTGCCTGTATATCATCTACCGCTGTTTGTGCGCTCCACGAAGAAGTGAACACGTTCTTAAAGAACTCTCTGCTGCCTCGTGTGCCTGCATCTCCTACAGGGCCTTGGGGTCCTAGAGGGCCTTGCGGGCCTGTTGGTCCCGTAGGGCCTTCTGGTCCTATACTGCCTTGAGGGCCTTGCGGGCCTGAAAGACCTTGATCTCCTACGGCCCCTTGCTCTCCCTGTGGTCCTACAATACCTTGAGGCCCTTGCGGTCCTACAGTACCTTGCGGCCCTTGGGCACCTTGAGGACCCTCGCCGAAAGGAATCGGATCTGACCAATCTCCTGACGTAGCGGATAATTTAATGAATAATGCAGAAGTAGTAAAACCTACTTTAACAAAACGCATAGTAATCTGAGCACCCGAAGGCGGGGCTACTGCAAATGTAATAGTATTCGTTCCATATGTATACTGAGGCGGCCGTTGTAATGAGCCTGCTACTGTAACCAATGTCGCTGAGTGGTACTCTGAGGGAAACTTGTGGCTAAAGGTTACTGTGGTTCCGTCTCCGGTATTAGTGCTATCTACTAACTCTGTCGGTAGTATAGGAACGGCTGTGCTGTAGTCCGTGCTTAAGTAAGAGAAGCCTTTAGGCTCTGTGTCAAAGGAAGATCTCCCTGACTCCGGTCCAGCCTCGTCAACTTCGTAGGAAGTCCCTGCCGCTCCGGAAACTCCCTGTACACCTTGTAAACCCTGTACACCTTGCTCTCCTTGGATGTCTTGATACTCGCCCCACGTACCATCGCCTTGACGGAAACGGACAGATGTCGAAGTTTCTGTTACGCCATCCCCAAACTCTGAGTCAGGAGCTAACCCTTGGTTACCTTGCGGACCTAGAGGCCCTTCAGACCCCACAGGTCCTTGTGGACCAGCAGGCCCAACGGGACCAAGCGGTCCTTCACTCCCCGGAATACCTTGAGGTCCTTGAGGACCAACTGCCGAAGGATCCCGTACCGCCTCCGCTAAATCCATCCCATCTACAAAGATATGCTGAACATTGTACAAGCTGTTTAAGCCCATATCAATGTCGTTCTCCATCTGGTTAGGCTCTCCGTTATTCTCTGTATTATCTCGGTAGAGGACTTTATCGTTTAGCTCATCTTCAATCTGCTGAAACCTAGCATTAAGCTCCGTCTGGGAACCAAACTGAGAGGCAATGTCTGGTATGTCGATCTTACTCATGTAAGCTCCTGTAATTAATTAGTATAGGACGGCCATCCCTTTCTCTTGCAGGCATCGCCTTAAAACTCTTTCTTGTAGACTACGACAACCTTGTCTCGTCTAACACGGAGCTTCGTATTCTCTGAGAAAGTGTCCACATGTACTTTTGGAGCACTTCCGTATTCATGTTCTACTTTGATCGGCCCTAGCGTACATGCCGCTGGGGTAGTTAAAGTAAGGACTAGAGCTATTAAACGTTTCATAGGCAGCTTAGTCATTATCTTTCCTTTTGTTGTTGGTTAAACGCTCCCGCAGCCATCGTAAGCACTGGGGAGGGTTTATGTGAATTGGTAACAGTTGAGAAGGTCTTAGATGATTGCATCATCATATACTTCGTATTACTTACCTTCTGTTTTTCTAAACCCTTACTATATGTGACGTTGAGCATTAGTTTATTGTAAGAAAATAGTTTATGCGTGATTTAAGCCTTACTCGGCACCGTAAGCACTGGCTACATATCCCTGCTACATAGCACGTAGCTAGACGCCTTTGGCAAGACGCCTTCGGCATGACGCAACAGGGATGTCGCCCTTGACTTTCAGGAGTTAGGCTAGACAAAACCAATGCTGGATTGTCATAATTTCTGCTAGAAATTTTGGAGGTGAGATGTATTAAAGAAAAAGATGGGAACCCCCCTTGGCCCCCTTATTC